CTTAGGGCCTTTGATCGATTTCGAAGAGTGGGCAGGGCCTTTGGTTGATGATGACAACAATATCATCCCAGATGATACCGATGACGGAGAAAGTGCCATTGTTTTTGAAGCAGACCTTAGTTTGTTAGATAAATTACAATAAATGGCCCAGAAAGTTAACCACGTTTACTCGAAACCTACGAAAGTACGCAGAAGGCGTAAACCACGGCCCCTTAACCACCAAAAAACTTTAGGACCCAGATCTGGATGGATGAACGCGAAAAAGAGAAGGCGCGGCCAAGGATCGTAGACTTTATTCACGATAATATTGGTGAAGATGAAGCTATGCTTGCCGATGGCTTTGACGAAGCGATTTTAGGAATCGGTCACCGTTGCGGTCAGCCCAGCCTTATTGTTTATGACAAAGATAAAGTTATAGACATTTTAATGAAGCGTGATGGAATGAGCCCTGAAGAGGCTTTTGAGCATTACAGCTTCAACATCGAAGGGGCCTGGGTAGGTGAAGGCACTCCCATGTGGTTAGAAAGAGATTGTTATGAATGAACTTTATGAATGGATCTTAGGAATATTAGCTGTAGTTCTTTTCATATCTTTTTATGTCTGGTCTCATAGCCCTATCGGGGGCTAATAATTAACCACGGCTCACGGGCTTTTAAAACAATACTTGACAGTTGTATCTTATGTATGGGATAAGTGGTATATTAATTTAACTAATGAGGTATTCAAATGATATTAGAAGATTTTAAGCTAACTATTATTTCTGAGTGGACAGAGCTAAGACCTAAAGATACAAGATTGAAGAAAAATCAAAAACCCATTGCCCACCGGACTAAGGTTGGTTCGGTAAAAATTGATTACGGAGTTAGCGCGGAGGCCGCTGGTAAATTGGTAGATGTTCTGCATGATGATGTGTTCGAGCAGGACTGTGTTAAGATCGATATTTCTGCAACCTCAAATAATTATTAAGGAGATAAGGGTGATGGCTAAATTTTTGGTACTTGCGGCTGTTTTGTTATCAGCGTGTTCCGCTGGTCAGCAAGCGGCCAACGGCGGCGGCAACTATAAGTGGATAGGTTGCCATATTGTTCACACTAACCCCGCAAGTTGTTATTCGGGATCTAACATAGGGCCTTTGGAGGCCATGCAATGTAAGGTTTACGCCTTTGGTCCTGGGGGGGACTTACCCGTAGGGGAGAAAATATTCTTCAAGCAATTAAAAAAAGGTGAGAATCGTTATGACACAAAAGTCGATGTCATGACCGCAAGGCCTTGTGAAGAAGGCGAATGACTTACCGTTACAAACATCACTTGGATTATCCGGAGCAAGCGGATCCCGTTATCAGCAAATTGGTAGAGCTTACAAATAAATCTAAAATGAGTTCTGCCCAAGTTTGTAAGAAGGCTGATGTAGGTGTTAATTCTATTACAGGTTGGCGCGCTACTTACGGAACAGGAGCCCGAAACCCTAGCTTACATAATATTCAGGCGGTGTTGAAAGTTTTAGGCTACAAGTTAGTTGTTAGAAAACAAAGTGCTAAAAATTAAAATTGCTTAATAGTGCTCAAAGAGCTTAATTTTATTTTGAAGGAGTCGAAAAATGTCATATGGTTATGAGGCTTTTATAAAAAAGCAAATAGGTTACGCAAGAAAGGTCGTAACCAGTGGTCACAAGTACCAGCCCAGCTTGTTAGACCTAGCGTGGCGCGTTCTACGGCTCCACGGGGCTAAATCACAATAGGAGATAATATGAATGATTCTGAACGTGCTTTGTGCATAATCGTTGTATTTGGGTCATTGTTTATTTTTAGTGTAATATTAGGGAGTTATTTTTTAAAATGAAGGATATCTTAGAGGACTTATTTAAAGGGTACGAGCTTTTGAATAAATTGAAGAAGGTGAGTAAGCTCACCGAAACAGGGATCAAGGCCCAGGACCCACGGTTCAAGGCCCTTTGGCTTAGTAAGGCAACGCAGTTAAGTAAAAAATCTACTGAAGAATGCAAAAACCTTAACGTAAGCCTTGAAAATTTGTTTCATGAAGATAAAAACCTTACTCATTAGAGGTTTTTTAACCGGCTGTTTCTGCCTTGGGACGACTGACTCCCCTTCCGTGGCAGAAGCAGTTGATTTATTTTGTATGGCTGAAGCTATCTATTTTGAGTCTCGAGGTGAAGCTGATATAGGTCAGTTAGCCGTTGGAATTACCATAAAAAATAGGTTTAAACATCCGAAATACCCTGCTAGTATATGTGGTGTCGTGCGTCAAGGAAAGTACTCTAAGGGAGTTCCTCTTCGAGATAAATGTCAGTTTAGTTATTGGTGCGATGGTCGTCCAGAAAAAATAGAGGACCACGAAGCATGGACCAAGGCCCTTGATCTTGCAAAATTGATATTAGATACAACGTTAGAGATAAGTGGTTTAGAGAACGTTACTCATTACCATTCAAATAAAGTTCAGCCTCGCTGGAGTCGGAAATTAACTTACAAAAAGACGGTGGGGAGACACCTTTTCTATGCTAAAAAAAGATCAGGTCTGTGAAAAATGCAATTGGGTAGCCTCCTATTTATATGACATTAAAGGTATCAAATACCATTATTGCTTCAATTGTTTTACACAAAAGAAAAGTCCCCCTATAGAGTTAATATTTACTAATAAGAATATTTCTAAAAGTGTGACAAAAGGTGGGACCGGTGATCTTATGGTACCTACTGTATAAGTCCTTATATACAAAGACTTTTTCGGGATAATTTTGTATCTTATGTAGATGCACACAATTATGCTCATGGGACCTTTTTTAGTTCTTTTTAGTGCTTTTTCTGTATAATCCCTATTTATTAACTAAATCTACCTGTTATAATGGCTACAGTTAATGTGCCAAGACGGGACCTTAGTGGGACCGCGTTGTTTTTAAAGGATTTTTGTACAATGGTGGCTAAAAATACCCCTGATAAGAAGCTAACTAGAAAACAAGAAAAATTTGTTCTGGAGCTAGTTTCAAACGATGGATTGATAACAAATCAAGAAGCTGCAATTCGAGCTGGCTATCCGGCTACGTCAGCTCACACTAGAGCCTATGAATTAATGAACCAGAACAAATGCCCTCATGTGGTAGCTGAAATAAACAGGTACCGGCAGGAGCTGGATGAGAAATTTGGTGTTGATTACAAACGGCACGTTAGGGATTTGCAAAAGATCCGTGATGCGGCCTTAGATGCTGGTGCCTATTCTGCCGCTGTTCAAGCTGAGTATCGAAGGGGCCAAGCTCAAGGTGATATTTACGTGAGTAAGTCTGAAATCAGGCACGGCACTATAGATCAAATGAGTGTGAAGGAGGTAGAAATTGAACTCGAACGGATTAGAGAAAGTTTTGAGCCAATTGACATCACCCCAGCCAAGGAAGCTCCAAAACAAAGAAAGCCAGCTTTGGAAATCGTTAAGCCAAAGTCTAAAAAAAATAAAAAGAAAAATAGAGACGACAAGGATTGAAAGCTGGTCCGTTCCAGGCGTTCCGGATGTGTTATGTTGCAATGAAAAGGGAAATTTTACTTTTCTGGAGTTAAAGGTTGTTAAAAAAAATAAACTACACATATCTCCTCACCAAGTTGCTTGGATGTCGCGTCATTCTCATGGAAACGTTTTTATTGTGTGTCGTGATTCTGACATGGTTATTAACGTCTACAATGGCAGTGATGCTTCTAATTTGTGTGGGAATAGCCTCTCTTCTGTTCGAGCTCTCGCATCTTTTGAGAAACCGTATGCTTGGGAAAAATTCTGGGATTTGACTTGCGGCAATAATTAACCTATGCTACTTGTCCTATATAAGGAGTATAGAAGATGGATTATGATGTAAAGATCTACCGCACTTACAATGCTGAAAGCAATCATACGGTGAAGGCTTCTTCTTTGGAGGAAGCAAAAAAATTAGCTTTAACTTTAGATAGTGATACTAACCTGAGTAATTTAATTGATGTGACAGAAAACATCGAAGACAGGCAGATTTGTTATTGTAGCCTGGATGAATAAATTGTTTACCGACAAAATGGATTATTTTCAGTGGCAGAATGCTTACGAGCTTCGCTATAACGTAATGCCCGCGTGGTGGTGGAACGATTATATGAAGAAAAAAGCTTATAAAGAGTATTTGGAAGATTTTACTCAGGGGGAAAAATGAATATATTTTATCTTAACAAATCCTTTCGTCAAACAGCGAAAGATCATTGTGACAAGCATGTGGTTAAAATGAATTTAGATACTGCACAACTGCTGTCAACAGCTCATATAATATTGGACGGTAATGA